CACCTCTGACAATATCTTTTCAGCCTACCCTGGTGTCAGGACAAAGGGGACTAAGAATAAAGTTGGACTCCAAGAAGCCTATGCCGACCGCGATAGTAAAGGCTTTGCGTGGAATAATCTAATGCTACAGCGTTGGACTGACCATAACGGTATTGAACATCGTGTGTTGGACGACTATGAACGCAATCGTGTGCTAGTAGATCTTACTGCACAGCCAGACGATGTTAAAGTGCAAATTGCAGAAACTATTGCCACTGCTAGTACTGTTAAAAGTGTTCCAATGATCGGAGCACAATTTATGAAATTCTGCGGAAAATACGAACTAAATCGCATAAGCGACAATGTTCAAAATTATGTTGACTTTTTATCAAAGGCATACAAAACAAAATGAAAGACCTTGTATTCTTCCTAGCATTGTTGCAACTTAAACATTGGTATGTTGACTTTGTCAATCAAACCATGGAAGAAGTAAAAAGTAAAGGACAGTACGGAGATCGATTAGGACTTTGGCACAGTGCCAAGCATGGCATTGGTACTGCTATGGCAGTATGGATTGTTGGCGGATTTGTTGCTATCCCTGTTGCTATACTTGTTGGACTAGTTGACTTTGCTGTTCACTATCACGTGGATTGGGCAAAAATGAATTGGGGAAACCGTGATATCAACGATCCTTTATTCTGGAATCATTTGGGTCTTGATCAAATGGTACATCAGCTTACTTACATTATTTTTATGTATTGGTTGTTTGTATGATTAAAGGTATTACCGGCAGTGGACAATTTGTTACTGTATCTAATGGAAGTTCAAGCACCTACGTTAATGCATACGGTGGAGCTCAAGGGGTAGGTAATGTACGTTTCAACACTACCAATCAAAATCTTGAAGTGTTTGATGGTAATTCGTGGGTAATGCTTAATATGAGTCATGCGTCAATTGGCCTTACTGGCGAAGCTGAATCTCTTTTACAATGGGCCAGAGAAGAACGTGCCGCAAGGCAAAAGGCCGAGGCTATGGCCTTGACCAATGTTACTGTAGCTGACGCACTAAATCGTGTGCGTGAAGCAGAACAGCAACTTATAGTAATTGCCGCATTATGCGAGCAAGAGGAGAAAAAACAATGAGATGGTTAAAGAATAAATTACGCAACTGGATCAACAGCGACGACTATCCAGTAGCAATAACTAACAGTAGCAGTAAAATAAGGGTATCGGACGAACCAGACGTTGACGGCATGCGATTTACTATCATGAAGGCCAACGGCGGGATTATTCTACAATCACGTAAGTACGATCGCAGACGTGACGAAAGCGATTGCAGTACTTACATTATCACAGACGACGAACCATATGCTGAACGCATTGGTCAAATTGTATCAATGGAGATCTTAAAATCATGAGCGAGGTTATTGCAAAACCTGTAGTAAAAAATAAGTTTTGGATTGTTGAATCTGATGGTCAAAAGATTGCAACTATACAAGCAGTTGAAGAAGGAGGCGTGGTCTATGTACACGACAATGAACGTGAATCGTTTCCTAGTATTAAACTGTTGACTAAAAAATATAACATTGAATTTGTTAAGGCCGAAAAGTCTGTTAAGTCAGAAGACCATGAAGTTTATGGATACCCGTGTAGCAATAGGCCGCACAATGAAATTTATGATGTGCAACGCAAATTGCCTATCTATACCAAAAGCTCAAAGTCAAAAAGTTATTTCTGTGCAGGATACTATGCTGTGAGATTCAGCAATACTTGGGTCAAGGCCTATTGCCCTAAACTTATTACATTAAACAGATACGAATATGCTGGTCCTTACAAATCACAAGAACAGCAACAACTGGAATTAAGGAAATTAAATGGACACGCTTAGTATCTATGTAAAAATGTTCAATGACCGTGTTAGAGTCATGAACCAAAGTAATTCCACTAACTTAACCCTAACCGCACAAGATGCTCGTAATTTGCATGCAGATATCTTTGCTTTATTGTCACTAATAGCAGAATTAGAAGGAAAACTTCAAGCAAATTCTGAAGAAACTATCCAGGTATCTATGGACGGCGGAGGATTTAAATAAACTACGCATTTATTGGTGATAAATAAATGTATCAAGGAACAATGTTATGAGTCGACCAAAGCCAACTGTTATTATTGAGCACGTAAACAAGAACACTTATAAAAGTGATCAGGTGTTAAGTTCTGAAGGTATCTGGGCTGTGTTTTATGATAACAAACCAATTAATCTAAAAACGCACAACATTCTTGTGAGTTACCCAGGGCCCAAATACAAGAAAGTAAGTTTCAGTAATCCGGGACATGCTATTAATCTAGCAAAAAAATTAAACACCTTATTCAAGACCGATAAGTTCACTGTGGTCTTACTAAGCCAAGGTGAAACCATATACCCATAAGCAACACGAAAAACAAGTTGAAGTTATAATCCTCGCGGGTTATGACCCAACTAGGTTTGTTGGCGTTGAACATCAGTGGTGGTATAATCCCATAAACCACAACAGCCTAAGACTAACCCACACTGGGTTCAAGTGGTTTACACAGCATGCCAAATTAAAAAGCTACGAGATTAAGCTACCCGAAGATCAAAAAATCTTACCTAAGCACTACTTACAATTAGAGAAACTGTTTGAAGAGCCTTACTACATCAAAGGTCGGGCCAGTATTGTAGTGTTTGGCGAACGCGATGCGGTAATGTTACAACTACATGCCGGAGACTTAACATCTTACCTGAATAACTTAGAAAGCAATCAATGATCGTACTAGCACCTATCAGCGTTGGCGAACTTGTAGACAAGATCACAATCTTAGAAATTAAACTAGACATTATCACAGATAATACCAAACGTGAAAATGTTCATCGCGAACTTGATGAGCTGAATAAAATCCTAAATAATCTCGAATTACCAAATATCACGGTACAAAGAAAAAAGCTCAGAACCATTAACAACGAACTTTGGCAAATCGAAGATGCCAAAAGAGAGTGTGAGCGTACACAACAGTTTGACGAATTCTTTATCGAACAAGCTCGACAAGTATATCTTAAAAACGATCAACGTGCCAGCATTAAACGCGAAATCAATGTGCTATGCGGTAGCACAATCATAGAAGAAAAAAGCCACAAAACCGTTGCATAAAAACAACAGAATTTTTGGTTGATCCAAAAATCCATTTAATCTATAATAGCAGTTATAGTATAAAAATGGAGCTAATATGTATTCCCAAATAACTGAAAAAGAACAGGTTGTGCGAGCCCTCAAGGGCCCACAGTTTGAACGTGATCGCCACGGTAGTTTGTTTGATCGTGGATCAGCAGACAGTTACTACAGTCGTGGACAAGATCCACATTGGTTCCCGCAGGGCAGTTACAACGGTGAAAAAGTAACTAATTTAACTGACGAAGAACGTGCAGAATACCTAGCAGGTTATGCTTGGAACGAGCTACACGGCGACAAAAAGTCATGGGACTAAACGGTTGCTCGTTAAATCCATTTAATCTATAATACAAAGTATAGTAACTAATAAGGGCCAGCAATGAGCAATTGGATCAAAGACGGTAAAACTATTGTTGCAAATTACTTGGGCCAACAAGTCCATGGCACTGTAGAATCTAGCCGTGTCAAGTACGGTGGTAAAGTGCAATATAATGTTAAACTGGGCCAACCTGTACAATTCCGCTGGAGGTCCGAACCTAGTATTCAAGTACTAATCGACAACGACGAAATTGTTGCTGAATTGGCTTAACTTGACTGTTAATTCAATTAATTGTACAATACAAAGACTATCAACTAAAGGAGTATTTTATGTCCGTGACTGAAAACCGTAGTGTTACCCCAAGTGAAGCCCGTAGCCGTGTTCTGCGAGCATTTAAAGCCAAACGTCCTGTGTTCCTGTGGGGTCCTCCGGGCATTGGCAAATCTGAATTGATTGCTGGCGTTACCGAAGATCTCGGTGGCTATATGATTGACTTGCGTCTGGGCCAATGTGAGCCCACAGACATTCGTGGTATTCCGTTTTTTAACAAGAACAAAGAAGTTATGGACTGGGCACCTCCTGTAGACTTGCCCGATGAGGAATTTGCAAGCCAGTATCCTGTTGTGGTGCTGTTCTTGGACGAAATGAACTCAGCACCGCCCGCTGTCCAGGCCGCTGGTTATCAGCTGATTCTTAACCGTCGTGTAGGCAAGTATAAACTGCCCGACAATGTGGTAATCGTTGCCGCTGGTAATCGCGAAAGCGACAAAGGTGTTACATATCGTATGCCTAGCCCGCTGGCTAACCGCTTTGTTCACTTAGAAGTTCGTGCAGACTTTGAGTCTTGGTTCCAGTGGGCTGTTAACAATCAAATCCACCAGGATGTGGTTGGTTTCTTGAGCTTTAGCAAGCAAGACTTGATGGAGTTCAATCCTGTTAGTGCAAGCCGAGCCTTTGGTTTCGCAGTTCTTGAATGACGAAGATGCTACTGATGCAGAGCTTACAGACTTGATTTCTGGTACTGTTGGTGAGGGCCTTGCTGTTAAGTTTATGGCACACCGCAAGGTTGCCAGCCAAATGCCTGACCCTAGCAAAGTGTTGAAAGGTGAAGTAAAAGAGCTCAAGGTTAAAGAAATCTCTGCCATGTACTCGCTTACTATCAGCATGTGCTACGAGCTTCAAGAGCAGTACAAGAAGCTAGGCAAAGAGAAGATCTCTGAGTGGCACGCCCAAGCAGACAATTTCCTTCGCTTTATGATGGATAACTTTACCACTGAGCTGGTTGTTATGGGTGCTCGTGTTGCTCTTACTACTTACAACCTGCCAATGGTTCCAGGTAAGATGAAGAGCTTTGACGAATTCCACAGCCGCTTTGGCAAGTACATTATCGCGGCAAGCGGTAAGTAAAGAGTTCGCTAGTCACGGACAGGAGGCTGGTAGCAATACCGTAAGTCCTCCTTTTTATTATGAAAATAACCGAACTTGACAAACGACATACTGGTAACGAAAAATACAAGTATCATGTTGAGCCTAATCTTAGATTAGGTAATGTACAACTATTCCACACTTGGCGAGCATGGTGTTGGGAATCATTTGGTCCAGGTATTGAATTGCGATTTGCCATAGACGATCATGCTGTTCTTAGTGTGCTACCAATTGAGTTACCTACCACTTGGGCTTGGCAAACTGAGTTCGGCCATAAAAGGCTGTACTTTAAAGACGATGCTACATTATCCGCTTTTATATTCCAGTGGAAACGCAATTAGGCCAAACTTGACCAATAATTCAATTAAATGTATAATATAAGAATAGTAAAAGGAGTATGCAATGACTGTAATTGAACAAACTAAACCCAAGACAGATCCCAAAGTAGATGCCGCGGCACGTGAAAAACTAATCACTGCCCGAATTGGACTTTTGCTTCGTGCTCCTTTCTTTGGTAACCTCGCTACTCGCATGCAACTAATGAATGGCGACGACTGGTTGCCTACTGCCGCTACCGACGGACGTCGTTTTTATTACAATTCTGAATTCGTTAACAAGATGCCACTCAAGCAAGTGGAATTCCTTGTCGGTCACGAAGTACTCCATGCTGTTTACGACCACATGGGCCGACGTGGTGATCGCGATCCTAAAATCTGGAACATTGCCGTTGACTTTTGCGTTAATGCAGATTTGATTGATCAACGTATTGGCGAGAAGATTACTGTCTGCGGTATGCTGTACGATCCGAAATATCGTGGCATGAGTGGCGAAGAAGTCTACGACGACTTGATGAAAAACGCTGACAAAATCAATATTGAGCAGTTAGCAAAACAACTGTTAGACGAACATTTAGATGGCGAAGGTGAGGGCGAGGGCGATAAAGATGGCAAAGGTCGCCCTAAACTCAGCGAAGAAGAAAAACGTCAGATCCGCGATGAGATCAAAGAAGCTGTACTCAATGCCGCACAGGCTGTAGGTGCAGGTAACTTGCCCGCAGGTGTTAAGCGTCTTGTTAAAGATCTTACACAACCGCAGATTGGTTGGAAAGAACTGCTAGAGCAACAGATCCAAAGTACTATTAAGAGTGACTTTACATGGGCACGTCCTAGCCGTAGAGGTTGGCACATGGATGCTATTTTGCCCGGTATGAAGCCCGGTGAAACCATTGATGTGGCTGTGTCAATTGACCAGTCTGGGTCCATTACCAGTCAAGACAGCAAGGCATTCTTGAGTGAGATTAAGGGCATTATGGAATCATATGACGAGTACAATATTCGTCTATGGTGCTTTGATACAGAGATCTATAACGATCAAACTTTTAATAGCGATAACATGCGTAGTATTGAAGAGTACGAGCCAATGGGCGGCGGTGGCACGGACTTTATGGCTAACTGGGAATACATGAAAGCTAATGGAATTGAACCTAAAAAGTTCATCATGTTTACCGACGGTATGCCATGTGGAGAGTGGGGCGATGAGAACTACTGTGATACAGTATGGATCATTAAAGGCAACCCAGGTTGCGAACCACCATGGGGTATTTGGGCCCACTACGAAGAAGAGGCTAAGAAACGATGAAATTTTTGCAAGTGTGCGGGTATGTAGTTTTGTGCGGTGTTGCAGTAGGCTTGTCTATTGGACTAGTTATACTAGGCAACCGGATTCCGGATGTACTAAATCCTAGTCCGCGTACTGTTAGAATTGATTGTAGTATTGCAGAAGTTAGTCCAGACATTCCAGTTTGGGCTAAAGAAGAATGTCGTAAGGCAAAAATAGGGCAATTAAAAAATGGCAACTAAAAAAGAAAAAAACGAACTGTTAGCAACTTTAAAGTTTACACCACGCACCTATCAAATTTACATTGGTGGCTACGGTGGCGAAGCTTATGCTGGCAAAGTAGATCGTGCCATATACGATTACTTCAAACAAAAGCGAATTGATATTGAACAGTATGCCACAGACTGGGATGACTTGTTTGGTGATGTTCCACGTGACATGCAACCATTCAGTCCGGGCAGTCCTTATGATTGCGATGGCTTGTTTCATGCATCAGGTGCAGAGCTATCTAACTTGAATGAAATTGTTGTCAACGATGAGCATGGCAATCAGCACTGGACCTGTGCCGCAGGCTTAAACGAATTAGAAGATGCTGGAGTCACAGTAAACGAACACGGTGGTTGCGACTTTGATGACTTGCCAGAAGATACTGTGGTACACTGGGGTGGACAAGGTGAGAAAGGCACATTCTTTGATGGCGAGCTTGAACTCAAAGCACCATTTGATCCAAAGAAACTCACTGTCAACTACGAGAACTGTGATGGATGGTGGATCATTAACTATGTTGAATACGACGGTGTTGAGATCGACGGCACAGGTGGTTATAGTACCACAGGCAAGTGGAATGAAAACAAGTGGGTGCTTTGCAATGGCGAAGAAGTATACCAGGGTGAAGAGCGAAGCGAAGATGATGATGAAGACGAAAACGAAGAGTGGGATCCGGCAACAGATGGTGTAGCGGCTCTTGAACAAGCTGTAGGAGAATTACAAGAACAATTTGGTAGTGCCGACGACGAATGGGACCCAGCCGCAGAGCTTGATAAAATTATCGAAGAACATTTACTAACTGAATGGTTCCCTGTAGACGTTAAACCTGTGCATAAAGGTACATACGAATGCGAACTGCTTATTGCTACCTGGCCTTGGCCCGCTATTAATCGTTATGAATGGTCTGGTCGTGCTTGGAAAGATTCAGAAGGCAAAACAGTTAAAGGAATTAAACAATGGCGTGGTTTGAAAGAGGAATTTAAAGATGAGTAATACTGCTGTTAATGAAAAAGACTTGCCGGCTATTCCCGAGCCAACTTACGTAAATGCACCTGCTACTGTTGAAGAAGCTGTACAGCGTTTGCTCCAAGTTGAGATGCTGTTAGAGGATCTTAGCCGTGCTGTTGAGATTGCACAAATTACAGGACAGTTCAATCTTGTAGAAGGCTTCCGAAATAGTGCTGACGAGTATCTTAAAAATAAAGTTCAAATCGAACAACCTGACATGGGTGAGTTTAAAGTTACTATTGTAACCAACGACAAAGAAGATGCTAAAGCATAACGAAGCAAATCCATTAAATGTATTTCAATTGCGGAGGGTAGAACATTGCCCCCCGCATTTTACTTCCATTAAATTTAGTTTACGCACCAACGAAAAAAATATTACTGATTGGATTTGGGAAAACCTCAGTGGCAGATTTTTTCTCGGTGATGATTACACCGAAAACGAACACGGGCACTTGCAGTTTGACAAGGTTGCTAGTTTCGAAATACCCGGTGAAGCTAGTTATTTTTCGTTAATTATTGATACTATAAATTCTCACCCAGAATGGTAAGAAAATTTTTCCACAGATTAACTATACTGTAAATAACTATAGTTAATTGTGGAGAACAACAATGTCAGAAGTATCAAATACAACACCTCAACCAGAAACTCAGATGCCAGGCTTAAGCCTGCAAGACTTGCTTCTTGTAGTTCAAACTATTCAAGTAGTAAGTCAACGCGGTGCTATCCGTGCAGATGAGATGGAAACAGTTGGTGGTGTTTATACACGCCTAATAGCATTTTTACAAGCTAGCGGTGCACTAAAACCAGCAGAACAAGATCAAGAGCCTGCTGAAAAAGGAGAATAACTATGATCAAGCACGTCGGAAAGCACAATAACCGCAAAATTGTTATTGTCTATAGACAAGTACCAGGGGAAGACCATATGTCGTTGATTACATACAGCGACGTATTGCCAAGATTAGTTCATGACGAACTAATGAAATGTGTTGAAGGCGTGGTTGCACAAAACACCAAAGATGTTGCGGATGTATTATTCCGTACACTAATGGGCAACGGAGAAGGCATTTTACAAAGTCTACACGCAAATGGTTGGTTAAAAAAAGTTCCGTGTAATCAAGTTATCGTTACACCATCCGTTAATGCAAGTATTCGTCTAGACGAATTAAACAAGATGCTTACTGAAATGGAACAAGGCGAAGAGGCAGTTAAACGCTTAGCCGATCTTGACGCACAACGCGGTATGAGAGGCAATGCAGAGAAAGATTTATTTTCACCACCAAACAGCCGAGCTGGTGCTGTAGATGTGCCTGCTGATGCAGGTGTTCTGACAGATGCAGATTTAGCAAACCAACGCTTAAATCAAGCCGCTGACATGAAACGTCAAGCAGAACAATTATTAGCCGAAGCAAAAAGACTAGAACAAGAAGCTAAGGAACTTGCACCTAAAAATGTCAGAACTACCAAAAAAACCACGACAAAGAAAAAGCAAACGGCTTAATTTAAATAAAAAGTCACAATGGGAACGATTGTTAAAAGAAGTTAAAAAAGAACAAGTTCCCATTACTTGCTTAGAATCAATTTGTGTTAATTTAAAAGATGGTACCAGTGTTAATGTAGATATCAAACAGCTATTAGCTGAAGGACATGACCCAGATGCTCTGGAACAAGAGATTAACCAAAAACTTGAAGCACTAGACAACATTATCGACGACGTCGACTTTTACATCAGTGTTGAATCTGTAGCTAAAACAGTTCAACCAATCACAGACAATTTACTTAAAGATTTATGATAAATGCTATATTCGCCGTAGACCACTACGGCGGTATGGGTTTCAATGGCACATTGCCTTGGCCTCATAACGCCGAAGATATGGCTAACTTTAAACGACTCACAGAAGGTCATGTGGTTGTTATGGGTCGCAAAACATGGCAAGACCCTAAAATGCCTAAACCCTTGCCCGGACGTACTACCTATGTATTCAGCAACAAGCCATTGGAACATGCTGTAAACATATCAGGCGATGTAAACGAAGGCTTGCTTAAACTAGAAAAGCAACATCCAGATAAAATTATTTGGGTTATTGGCGGATCTAATTTATTGGAACAATGTTCTGGTATATTTGACAATTTATACTTGACACACTTCAAAGGTTCGTATAAAGTAGATACTAAGCTAAACTTAAAAACATTCTTAATTGGGTGGCAACCGGTACGTGCCGATGTTGCTAAAGATTGTAGCTTTACACTAGTAAAATATGAAAACTTATTTAAACGCATTACGCCAAGTACTTGAACAAGGCCAAGTAAAAGATGATCGAACCGGAGTTGGTACCATTAGTTACTTTGGTATGCAACAACGATATGATTTATCTACGTCATTTCCCGCAGTAACAACTAAAAAGCTAGCATGGAAGGCCTGTGTAGGTGAACTACTGTGGATGATCGAGGGCTCCGGGAATGAACGTAGACTTGCTGAATTAACACATGGCACCGCAGAAGGTAAAACAACTATCTGGACTCCAAATGCCCTGGCTTCTTACTGGAAGCCAAAGGCTAAATTTGAGGGAGACCTAGGCCGTGTATACGGAGTTCAGTGGCGCCATTGGAATCAGTATGTAGAACAAAAAGATATGGGTCCTGCACATTTAGGCGGAACCAGGGTAGCTTGCGACAAGCATGAAGTTGATCAACTATTAAATCTTATCAACGGAATTAAACAAGACCCGCATGGACGAAGACATATATTATCAGCATGGAATGTATCTGATTTAGACCAGATGGCACTCCCACCGTGTCATATCTTAGCTCAGTTTTATGTAAGCAAAGACGGCCGACTAAGCTGTCAAATGTATCAAAGAAGTTGCGACATGTTTCTCGGAGTCCCATTTAATATCGCTAGCTACAGCCTGCTAACGGCCATGATAGCTCAAGTGTGCGGCCTTCAGGTCGGTGAGTTCGTTCATGTACTCGGCGATGCACACATCTACTTGAATCATGTTGAACAGGTAAAAGAACAATTATCTCGTGAACCATTACCTGAGCCAACTCTTTGGCTTAATCCAGACATTAAAGATATTACACAATTTACCATGGCAGATATTCGCTTGGACAATTATCAATCCCACGGTGCAATCAAAGCGGAGATGGCAGTTTGAAGTTTTTAGTAACAGGCGGTGCCGGCTTTATCGGACACAACGTAGTGCGTCTATTAGAAGCACAAGGCCACGAGTGTTTTATACTCGACAACGTAACAGACTACGGTTTTATAAACCAGCAAGAACTTGAATATTTAAACAGCGAACGAAGATCGCGTATTCGTGCCGCTGTACATCATATCGATCTGAGAGAGCACAACAAAGTAAAAGATTTCTTTTCAAATTTTAGCTTTGATGCAGATGCTGTTATACACCTAGCCAGCTTTCCTAGGCAAAAAGTTGTTGGACAGAATCCGGTCTGGGGCAGTGAGGTTATGAGCACTGCACTGGTTAACTTACTTGAACTAACTAAACAATATAAAATTCCAAAGTTTGTTTACATTAGTTCAAGTATGGTATACGGAGACTTTAACGATCAAGTAACCGAAGATGCTGTATGTACGCCACAGGGGCAGTATGGTATTATGAAACTAATGGGCGAACATCTTGTTAAAGATTACACTCGTCGAGGGTGTTTCGATCATGTTATTATTCGTCCTAGTGCTGTCTACGGTGAATACGATGTAGAAGATCGAGTGGTTAGTAAGTTCATGCTAAGTGCTATGCGTGGCGAAACTCTTAAGGTCAACGGTGCTACTGAAACATTGGACTTTACATACGTCGAAGATGCTGCCGCAGGTATTGTAGGCGCCACGCTTAGTGAAAATGCACGAAATAAGACCTATAACATTACAAAATCGCACAGTTGGAGCTTGTTAGACGCCGCTAATTTAGCCGTCAGTATAGCAGGCTCAGGTTCTGTACAGGTTCGCGATAAAGATGCAGATTTCCCATCGCGTGGTGCATTAAACATTGATGCCGCACGTAGAGATTTTGGTTACAATCCACAAGTTGACGTAGACGAAGGCTTTAAGAGATATTATGAATGGTTCCGAAATAGCATTTACTGGTCTTCAAAGACAGTACCAAAATCTTAAACAAGAATTGCTAGATGCAACTGACCGAGTGCTTGCTTCCGGTCAGGTTCTTGACGGCCAATACGTTAATTATTTTGAAAGACAAATAGCAAGACGTTGCCATAGACAATACGCTATTGCAGTAAACTCCTGTACACAGGCTCTTGTATTTGCCCAGGGTGCCACCGGCATAGATGGCAAAGTTTTAATTCCCACTACCAGTTTTGTGGCCACATTAAATAGTGTAATTATGGCCGGCAATACTCCTGTGTTCTGCGACATAGACGAGCAAGCATTAATGGATCTCGAAATGTTAAGTTTCGGTTTAACTGAAGCAGATATCAAAGGCATCATGTATGTAAACTTGTTTGGCAATATACTAGACTACGACAAGTTTAGAACAGTAGTAAACTTTTTTAACCCCAACGGCGATATCAAAATTATTGAAGATGCCGCACAGTCATTTGGTGCTAGTTATAACGGTATTCCTAGCGGCAAGCTAGGCGATGTAAGTGTGTTAAGTTTTGACCCTACCAAGAACTTACCCAACTATGGGTCAGGCGGAATGATACTCACAGACAATGAAGAAATCGCTAGTATCTGTTATAACCTACGCGACAACGGCAAGATCAGTAACCACGTTACACCTGGAACCAACAGTAAAATGAGCGAAGTAGATTGTGCTCATATGCTAGTCAAGTTAAAGTATTTTGATGAGTGGCAAAGACGCAGAGCAGAGATTGCCGACTTTTACACAGAGCACCTGCTTAGTTATGTTGATCCTATACTACCAAACAAAGGTGTAGATCATGCATGGCACAAATATGTTATTAGACTAAATGATCGTCATAACTTACAAACATTCTTGGCCAAACGTGGAATACAAACTAAAGTGCATTATGAAGTTCCGTTGTTTGAGCACGAACTTGCATATGACTATTATAACTATGCTAGAGATGTATTTAGACTAGGCACCATGCACAGCAAAGAATCTCTGAGCTTGCCTATATACCCTGAAATGACTGACGCCGAAGTCGAAACAGTAGCTGAAACTATTGTTGAATATTATGCAGGCGATTAAAATGGTTGCGTAACCAATCCCACTCAAAACTTTTCATTAGGTCGTTGTAGTTACCGCTGACTAGATCATAATAGTCTTGTGCATCTTGAGCACCACGCACTGACCATTCTCCAAACTTGGCATCTGTGTGTTTAAACCAGGCTTTAAGTCTATATTCGGTTTCTAGTGTTGGCTGTTGATCCATAAACAATCGCAATTTAAGAACTTCACGGAAAGCAGTGCGCCACGTGGTCCAGGGATCTTGATTGTAGTGTGCAATAGCACTGAGTATAGGCACTGACTCATGTGGTTGGCTTAGTGTAAAGTCAATGCCAGGATTGTTATTAGCTAACACTAGATTCTTGTTATAAGCAATCACACCCATGTGCCCATACTCTAATCCGTTTACAGGATTACGTGCATTAAAGATATAATGCTTGGGTTCTTGCCAGTAATCGGGCATCCAATCATACCAGGGGAAGTTTCCGCCCACAACTTCTAGTTTAGCAAACACAGCAAAGAACCAAGGTGTAGTACTTTGACGTGCGGCTTCTTGATAAGCGGCTACACGTCCATTTATACCACGTACCCATTTTACATCGCTGTTGGTTTGGTAACAGGTATGTTCATACCACTTTTGTTCGTCGGGTTCGCCGTTGCTGATGTATACTATGTCCAACCCCGGGAAATCTTTGTTCCTGTAGTACTCGTTAACCTGGTAAACTGACGTGCTAAGGTGCGGATAATCGTAGATTTGTGTACGCAAATGCGTCTTAATATCACGAGGTACTATACATGTAGCTCCGCTGATACTACAACGTTCTACTGTACGATCCTTTTCTGTCCACAAACAAGGACTTGCAATAAAACGCATGTCTGGTTGATTTGTGAACATAGCATACGGTCCAGTAAAATCATAATTTAGTATTTCTTTAACTAGATTATCTGACTCATATACATGTACGGGTATTTGGTATCTAACTACATGCTGATCTTCGCAATAGTTAATAACATTAAACCAATCCAATAGTTCTAGCTCAACCATTTGCTGTTTAAATGATTCTACATGTAGTAAAAAGGTATCTCCACGCTTTTCTGTACCAGAAGGAAAGCAGTGAATCATTTGCTCTTGCCACTGTCCTGGGTGCCAGGTAAAGTCAAAGTTAGTGTAATCACATACACTGGATACTATCCAAACATATTCTGTAGTGGCTTGTGCTATAATACGTTTGAATACATTTAAATGACTGTCAACATAGCGAGTGCGTTTTACGTCAAAGCCATATCGTTCTAATAGATCTTGGTATCCCAGTGTACTTTCGGCATTGTACATATCCATGTAATAGATAGGTGCTATATGCGTTCTTGGCACCACAGGATCTTCTAGCCAGTGCCACTTGTGTTCTTGTACGTCCTTGGGTGCTAGTATAGTTCCGCTATTCTTTTGCCACTGGCTAGGCCACACATGAGTAAAGTCTGCCTCCCAAGGAGCAGGTACAAAGTCAAAGTTGAAGTTTGTGTAATCATTACCCCCATAAATATACCAGTAGTATCTAGTACGAGCCTGTTGGTTAGCATCCTCTAAACTGGTAGCAGGTTTCTCAAATTCGAATAAGTTGGGCTTGGGCCCATAATAAAATACGTCAAACATGTATAATTTAACTACCCACTATGATTATGTGTGGCATCTTGCACATACTATTATAGCAGATCCTCGCCTGGTATATCTACACCCTTTTGGATCAACTCAACCAGAAAACATAGAATTTATGAGCAACAACCAAGCCACTGGTTGGGCCAGAGACCTACGCAGATCCAGTCCGTTATTAATTTGTCACGATCAAGAGCCATTGGATACGGGCTACAACCGAAATCTGCTAAATCACATAAACCAAAATTACGCTGGAATTAAAATTTTACTACACAGTGAACGCAACAGCGTAGAACTGGATAAGATCTTAAATGAGCACGGCTATAAATCTTGTTACTATTTCTTTCACGCTTTTGCGGCAGCTGACTGGTATAGAGGTTATCAATATCAATCACAACTAGTACCAGTAAAACAACGAACACTGAAAAAGAAATACATTTCACTGAATCGTATTACCAGCAATCATAGAATATATCGTACATTGTTGGTCAGCGAATTAGTTGAGCATAACTTACTTAACGACGGCTATGTAAGTTTTAGTAGAGTGTGCCCAGACAACCATCGGCACTATCGAGAAAACTTAATGTCTGGCTACACAGATTTTAAAATACCTGTTAGCATAGTACATCGAGCAACAGCCAATTTGGATAAACTAGAAGACGACTTACGCATAGACTTTGTTCAAGGATCTATTCCTAACCAAAGCATGGTACTGGGTCCCATTGATGCTATGATGTCTAGCTTTGTTCACGTGGTAAGCGAAACACAATTCTGGCCACGCAAACAACATTTAACTGAAAAGATCTTTAAACCCGTTGTGGCCAGACAGCCTTTTATATTAGCTGGATCTGCACATAACTTGGAATACTTAAAAAGCTACGGATTTAAAACTTTCGATCGTTGGTGGGATGAAAGTTACGATTCAATTGAAGATCCCGTGCTACGTCTACAAGCAATTAGAAAACTACTACAAGAAATTTGTAACTACAGTTTAGACGAGCTTACTGCTATGTTAGCGGATATGGAATCTGTGTTAGAGTATAACTACAATCATTTCTACAGCAAAGAGTTCTTGGACTATTGCTGGAAAGAACTAACTACAAACCTTAACGCCGTAGCGTGATTCAAATCGATCTGCATCCGATCTATCATTGACCATTGGTTCACCTTTGATGTTTAAACTAGTGTTAAGCAACATAGGACAGCCGGTCATTACATACCACTTCTCTAGCAATTCTCTAATACCTGACCCATCTTTGGGCACAGTTTGAACACGACTGGTTCCGTCATAGTGAACAATAGCAGGGAATTGATCAGGATGTCGGCATTTTGCAATAGTCTGCATATAGCGACTAGTTTCAAATCCCTTGGGCATTTCAAAGTATTCGTTAGCTTGTTCTTCTAGTATTACTGGAGCAAACGGCCTAAACTGTTGGCGACGTTTAATCTCATTGACTCGTTCCTTAATCGTGCCGCCTCTAGGGTCTGCAAGGAGGCTACGGTTTCCGAATGCACGTGGACCAAACTCTGCTCGTCCGGATGCCACTCCCACAATCTGCCGACTAAGTAACTCATCAAGCAAGTCATTAACAGGATAAGCACCAGGTATATCATGCCCGAGAAAAGCACTGGTCCAGTTAATTCTACCCCCATAAGCCAAAGCGGCAGCACCAAGGCTAGAACCGGCGTCACCAGGATTAGGCATAATCCAAATATTCTCAAAGTAGTCTCCTAGATGCTTATTGGCACTACAGTTTAAAGCAACACCGCCCATATAAACCAGATTGTTGCTCCAGTTAAAGTTCCGGGCACGGCGAATAACATTGTATATCAAATTTTCCACTAGTTCCTGAGCCCCAGCGGCAATATCCATGTCTCCAATGTAACTAAGATACTTTTGTTCTAGGCCAGTATGCAAGTTTTCTTTAAATTTAATTTCCCATTCATTGTCAATGAGATTCATTTTCATTAAATCACCAAACCCACGTTCGCCATATGCACTCATGCCCATTAGAATGTATTCATCCTCATTAGGCTTTAGACCTACACGCTGTGTCATTGCACTATAGAATAGGCCAAGGCTATGCGGATATTTCTGTCCCCATAAGCGTTTGTACGTAGCACGACCATTTTTATATTCGGCGCCCCAGATACTGATAGTATCCCATTCGCCAATGGCATCAATAACAACTACAGTAGCACGTTCATAGGGACTGGTTTGAAAGCCTGCGGCCGCATGGCTTAGATGATGATTATGTGTGCTGATCTTAAAAGGGAATTTAGCAAACTCTGCACCTATTTGCTGAGTCAATACTTGTCTAGCAGTTAACTTGTTCCACTCAATGCCTTGGCCACTGTACCACTGACGTAGCTGTTTATTCCAAGGACGCTCGTAGTATGCCACATGGTCAACACGATAGCCAATTACTTCGGCAAGTAATCTAGGATGCAGATTAGGATCGTTTTTAATTTTACTGTAACGTTCGCTATGGCCAGCAAACTTGATGTTGCCTTGATAGTCAATGACGCTCAGTGCCGCGTCATGAAATCCCGCGGATATGCCTATAATGTTCATAAAATTTTTCTGCAACTCGTTCATGCCCGTCTTCTAAAAAGTGATGCTCGGGACCTTGCCTACAGCCAAACGTCCATTCTGCCATGCCATTTTTTGGCCATTCTATAAATGTATTATAATCTATTTTGTTTAATAAGTCAACGTTATTTTGTTTGCAACTAGAATAGTAATGCTCACTTTCGCCTTGTGTACTGGCCATTACATAAGGAATGTTTTTAAAGTTTAAAAAAGATTGTACCAAAATAATGTTTATTAGAAACTGCCGAAATAGGTATTGATCGTTGTGTGCTATAGTTAATTGCTTGGCTATTTCAACTCTATGAGATACTCTTTGTTTTCCATTCCAGCCAGGCCAAATATCATATGTACCAATTTGATCCGAAAACTCTATTCTTCCGGGGCTGGTCCATCCAATTACAACTAAATCGTATTGATCAGCATGTTCTACTATGTTGCGTACTATTTGTGTGTTGCCGCCGCCGGGTTTAGCCAAGTTAGTTACTGTGGCATTTAATTTACGTGCTAACACGCAAGGCCAAGCATCACCAGTGTCTTGCATCTCATACCCGTAGGTAAAGCTATCTCCTACTGCCAGTATTTTCATTTATAGATAAACGGATCTCTTTTACGCAACTCTTTGAGCTTTTTGCGATATCGAATTTCTAGCATGATTCTATTGTAAATGCTTTTTAACCACTTCATTGAATTTTTCCTTTATTAATTGAGCCGCATCATAATGAGCTTGTTCCAGCGGATGATTGTCTGGCCCTACTGTATACTTATTTTCAACTGCCCATTGGTAAAAACCTCTCGGGCTTGTTGTGTTCCATTCTTCTACAGCTGGCGGAAACATAAACCAATTTGAGTAATCTAACTTGCCTGTTACTACACAATTATCTGCACAGGTAAACAAGTAAGGTATATTATGAAATTTTAGATATGTTTCTAAATCAATAATTTCGCTGTCGCTGTCTATTTTGTTATCTCTAGTGGGCCATGTCCAACAAACTATTACACCAACATCAACTAATCGCTCACATGCTTGCTTAACTGCAACAACAATTTGACTATTGCTGTTACCAGGATATGCTGTGCATACATAACAACCATTAGCTAATAATGCAGTAAACGTATTTCGACTGTAACTGCTAGGTGCACCGTTTGGACAGTCGGCTAACTCACTGCCAAAAATGAAACTATCACCCCCTGCTACTGTAATCATACCCGGGCTTTAATCTTTCAATTTGTTGACTATAGTAATCTTGATCGGACCAAGAATAATCATATGTACATTCTATTTCGTCTGTGACAATTTTGTATATATCTAAATGGTTACTTAAAATATCCCAAACTTGTTGCGGATTATCTGTACTAAAACTTTCTGTTAACTGTACTTGCCCTACTTTGTGATAGCCGTAGTTGTATTCTGGATCTTCTGTATTAAAATTATTTCTGTTTAACCAGTTTCTAAAGTTGCTCATACGTTTGTTATGCCACGGATGTGACCCGCCATAACAAATATTCTGCCCCCATTCAATGTCAAACTCTCCGCTATAATAACGTAAATGTGTAATAGCATCGCAGGTTGCTTGATCTATATCTACGCCCTGTTCATCATTGTAGACTTCGTATATGGTTTTACCAATCTGAGCCCAATGCAAATATACCGCGCCAAACGCACGATCGTATCTCTCTTCGCTGAATGTTTGTTTTAGCTCGTAGGGAAATTCTATTCTTTGTGCATTTAAGAATGTGGTAATCTGACTAGGACGTACCCACTCGGGTGCTTGAATTTCTTTTCTCTGACTTAGCATTAGACTTTCTGCTTCGTGGCAGAGATTATTCAATTGCCTGATTGCAAACTTGGTTGTGTAGTCTGCACGTTTATACCAATCACTTAATCCCCATACTGTACCCTGAAGATGCTCAAAGTGATTGTGCAAGTTATTCATTAAATCCTGATTAGGATTAATGCCATCGGGACGTAGGTCGTAAGGAGAATAATTTTCTTCTATGACATATTCACCGCGGAAAAAATTATTAATTTCACTCTTGGCCCAAGCTAACTCTTTACAAATATACTCTAGGTTACGTTGGCTCTTAGGAAATCCCAGAAAACAAAAATTCTTTTCTAAGTATTTGTTTTGCTTTAGTAGATCTACTAGAGCACGGTACCATAACTTGCCAATTGGCGAGTCATTGACTGCTATTTTATATTCTACTTGTTGCGTTTTTTCTAAAGGATTACGTAAAACTACTTTAACTATCATTGATTAAAATCCAGGAGGTGGCGGTAAATGATCATTATGATCAAATAACTCAGGGTAATACTTGCATGCTATTATAATACCAGCAATGTAAATCACAATCACTAATAGCATTATTAAAATAGGTATAGTCATTATATCGAATTCCACCATGTTAAAATTTCAGGACGCTGTGCAAGTATGTCTTGCATAGTATATGTATCATTGCGAATACGCTCAAGTTCTAAAATTCTAGACTTGCCACGCTTTAATCCTGATTGCCATTGATCAGGCCATTGTTCTTGAAATGTGGGTCTAGTTTTTAGCTGGACAAGTATGTCGTGCAATGATCCGTCAGGGATTTCTAACAGCGTTTCATCTATCCAAGGATGTAATAATTCTTGGGGCAGTGCCAGCGGAGACATAACTATGTCCGGGCTAAAGCTAAAAATTACTTTCGCCAGTACTTGTACTGAGTGGGTTGTGGACAGTCGTCTAATACGTTCAACTTCAAACATTCCTGGCAGGGTAAGGGTGAAGTCGAGTCGCATCTGTCTAGGATGAGTTGCGTACGATACTCCTTGAGAGAAGTTCTCAACAAAACGATCGAAGTCGAGACCTGTTCTAATGTATTCTCCAGTTTTTCCTGTTCCGTCGAGGCTCGCACAGACTTGCCAATCGCGTAACTTAGATAAGATATCACGATACAAATTAACGCCACGATAGTCCACACGACTAAGGTTAGTATTGTATCTTGCATATACACGTGGCCCATCTCCTAATTCAACAATCCGTTTCATATATCGCCAGTGCTGTTCATACATCAACGGTTCGCCGCCCACCCAGTAAACTTCTTCCACTCTGTGGTCCTCAACTGCTTGGGCAAACTCTTGCTCTACTTGTGTATCTTGAAATTGCTCAATTTGTTTTTTGATCTCCGGTTTCATCCAATTATTTTTTGGATTAGTCCAGTCAACCATATTGTGCCGTCGCTGTTCACTTTCCCAAGAACTCGACAACATGTCGCCGCACATACGGCATTTAAAATTACACAAGTTACTAAATCTATAGTCCCAACTAACCGGCTTCATTTCAGTGTAGCCATCGCTAGTAGTTTGTTCCATAGCTTGTAAATACTTATGCCCAAACAGGCTGTTAAAATAGCTACGGTAAACTGAAGTATTCAACAGTTTATCATTACATACTTCGCACTCAGGTAAGGTTTCTCCGGCCATCATGCGTCGACGTACACTTCGC